GCTTTCTTCGAGGACACGGGCATTAAGCCCGGTGTCTCCCCGGCGCTCGTGCAGGTCACGGAGTTGGTGCCAGGGATTTTGGTGCACCAGCCCATGGCGGGCTACGACCCGTCAGCGAAGAGTGGGCTCAAGCAGTTCGCCAACCCCCTGGCGATGGCGTCCTTCGCTCCCGCGCAAGTCCTCGGCAATGAGGAGCGGAGCGTGAAGGGTCGGATCAAAGACATCGCCAACGACCAGACTTCTGTTTCGCCGTACCTGTCCAGAATCATGGACGAGTTCTCCGCACTCATCATCCCCGCTGACCTCGTCGGCACTGGCACGCCAGTCGAGCCCGGGGTTGTTGCAGAGCGGCAGAACCGGCCCGCCCAAATCCGCATCCAACAAGACGCGGACGTAACCGGGCCGTACTACGACCAAGCGATCAAGTGCTTCATGAAGAACGAGGCACAGCAGAAGCCTGGCGACCCCCGGAACATTAGCACTCTTCCGGGACAAGTCAAGATCGGCTATTCGGCGTGCATGTACGCCTTTTCCGACAACGTTCTGTGCAAGTGTCCCTTCGTGGCATGCGCGGTCAGCCCCATGGAGATCGCCGGCCGCGTCGCTTCCCTCTCCACACTCGGAGGTGACAAGGACATGGTGCTTTGCGCAGACATGAGCCGGATGGATGGCCATGAGAGCTACCCAATGCGGCGCATGATGGAGGGGATCTTCTACAAGTTCTTCCATCCCTGCTACCACACCGAGCTCGCCCGCCTCATGGCGGCGCAGCACTCGCAGCAAGGCCGGACGCGTTTCGGCCACCGGTTCACTACCGGCGCTTCCCGGCTCTCCGGCTCCCCTGAGACGTCTGCGTGGAACACGATCGAGATGGCATTCATGCTGTACTTGACCCTGCGCATGACTAAGATCGACGGGGCGGACATGGGTCCAATGGAGGCCTGGAACCGGCTGTGCAAAGACTGCTTGGTGCTCGGAGACGACTCAGTCTTCGGGACGCATTCGTGCCACGACACGGAAGCGTTGTTCTTGCGCGCGACGACGATGTGCCTTCACAAGGCCACCGTCGACGTGTGCGTGCCAGGCGGCGACATTCCCGTGACCTTCCTGTCGCGAGTCTACAGCCCGTGGGTCTTCTACGGGTGCACGTCGTCGATGTGTTGCATCAAGCGCGCGGTCCAGAAGTGGCACACGTGCGCTATCCTCGAGCCAGGAGCCGAAGGGCCCCTCAAGAAGCTCGTCGAGAAGAGCCTCAGCATCCTCTGCAG